TTTTCTTGTTCCGTGGCCTCGATGCGTTTCCGCAATTCGACAACGTCACCCAAATCCGTTTTCATTTTTGCAAGCTCGGACCTGAGTTCCTCGACAGTTTGATTCTCTGCCATGTTGGCTCCTTTCATCGCACTCGCCGAAGCATCATCCACACTGCTTCCGAGCTTTTCTGGCGCGTCTTCGTAAAGCATCTTCACTCCGACGCGATCACCTAACGAAATTTTGATTTCACCCTCGGACTGCGATGCCGTATAATCGGCGCGCCAGGTTTCCCCGCCCTGCGAAAACACGACGGTCGATTCGAACACGTCGCGCACATAAAGCCAGTAATCTTCCTCGCCCGCATTGCCGCCAAACTTCTCACGCAGCGCGCATCCAATCGCCTCGATCATTGCGCTGATCGAGATCTCCGCGCCATACGTGACGCCCTCCGCCTTGCCAACTTTCTGCGCTTTCCGCTTCGCCAAGACGATCGCCGCATGAGGGTTTGCTCCAGCATCCACGAGACTGATCTCATCAAGTTCGAGATTCGTTAGTCGCGCTGTTTTTGCCATAGGTGCTTTCAAACGGATAATAACACGAACAAGAGTTTATGTTTCAACGTCCTCGCGAATGGCGCGCCCGCCGATGCTGAAATCCTTGTACGTTCCGTCTTTGAATTTCTGCCATGTGTCGGCGTCGTCGATCTGAAAACCCACCCACATCCCGACTTTCTTCAGATCGATTCCGAGCGCTTTCTGTTTCTCTTTCGTGAACATCATGCACTCGATCAGGCGCCCGACTTGCTTGGTGCCGTGCATCTCGCCGCCGGCCCGGGAGTTGAGGACGAATGAGTATGCAGCCTTCTCGAGATCGTCCGCGTCGATCATGTCGCCATGCGAATCGACAACGGTTTCGCCGTCGATCTCGGTGACCGATGCCCAGCCGAACACCTGACGCTTTTCGATGTCGACTTTGGTTACTGGGACTGCCCATCGCTTCGTGATTTGATTTGCCGACGGCGCGATATCTTCGTACTTTTCAACCGTCTCCATCGGAGTTCCTGTGAGCAGATAATCGAAGTGCTCTCCGTTCACGGCCAGCGTGATTCGATCAATCGTCACATCCATTGGATCCGGCTTCATGTTGTGTTCGGAGTTCGGATCAACGTACTGAAGCGTCATGTGGGGAACGTATCCGTGATTGCGCTTGACTGGAGCGCCGACCATGTCCGCGCATTCAACAATGCATTGCCTCAACTCTTCGAGCATTGGAATGTTTGCCAATCGAACGAGCACGTCCTGGTTATCGCTCGATGGGGTCGCAGCGAACCGAGCGATGCCGTCGAGACGGCCTGATAGCGGATGATGTTTTGTTGCCAGCCTTGCAAGAACCACCTTGAGCGCAGAAAGTTGGCAAGGCGGAGGGCGTCACGTATGGTGCGGAGATCTCGCTCAACGCAATGATCGAGGCGATTGGATCTGCGCTGCGTGAGAAGTTTGGCGGCAATGCGGGTGAGGAAGATTACTGGCTTTATGTGCGCGACGTGTTCGAGTCGACCGTCGTATTTTCGCAGGGTGGGGAAACGTGGCGGGCCGATTACACGGCGTCGCAATCCGAGGGTGAAATCGAAATTCAGTTGGGTGATCGCGTCGGAGTGAAGATGCTTTACGAAGACGCGCCAGAAAAGCTCGGAAGCAGTGTGGATGATGCTTCGGCGAGTGCGATGAAAGGAGCCAATGAAATGGCAGCAGAAAATCAAACTGTCGAACTCAGTTCCGAGCTTGTAAAGGTCAAGGAATTGGGTGGAACCGTGGTGGAGTTGCAGAAGCGACTCGACGCCATGGAAAACGAAAACAAAATTCTCAAGGCCGCGCAGGACGCAGAGAAAGCGCGCGCCGACGAGTTTGCCAAGGCGGCCAAGGCCGAGAAAGACCTTCGTCTGCTCGGTGAGTTCACGGCGGTCGCCAAGACTCGTCTCGGCAACCTCAGCGGTACCGACAGCGAGAAGGGCGCGCTGCTCAAGAGCCTCAGCGAAAACCTTCCTCAGGAAGAGTACGACCGCGTGGTGAAGCTGATGGAAGCCGGCAATGTTGCGATGGCCAGTCAGTTCGAGGCCGTTGGTGCGAGTGGGTCGGCCGGCGCGAATACCGCGCAAGGCAAACTCGAAGCGCTCGCCAAAGCGAAGGCCAACGACAAGAGCATTTCATTTGCCAAGGCGATGAAAGAAGTATCTCTCGACCCGGCGAACAAGTTGCTCTATCAAGACGCGCTCGCGGAACGGAGGGCTCACTAATGGCTTTCTCACAGGGAACCGATACTCGCACCTACCTCGCCGCGGCTGACCTTTCGGCAAAGCAATATTTCATTGTCAACGCCAACTCCAGCGACCGCATCAACGTTGCTGGCGCTGGTGGTCAAGCGGTGGGCGTGCTTCAGGATGATCCGGCCGCCGCCGGGCGCGCTGCATGCGTAGCAGTCGCCGGCGTCTCCAAGGTTGTTGCTGGCGGAACTTGCACGGCTGGAGCCTTCGCGGCTTCTGACGCTGCGGGCAAAGCGGTCAATGCAGCCTCTGGCGACATCGCAATCGGTAAGTTCCGCACCGGAACCACCACAGCGAATGACATCGTGAGCATGGAAGTCATGCCACAACTCGGAAAGATCTGGTAATCGGAGGAAACCATGAACAACCAAAACAGACTCGTACAAGTTCACAAGTACCTCCCGACCGCCAGCGATGTTCACACCGATTCGCTGTTGAACAATTTCAGCGTGGCGTTTTTGGAGGACATGGCCACCACCGGATATGCTTCGAGCATTTTTCCGATGGTTCCGGTCAATCACCAAACGGACAAGTACCGCGTGTGGCCGAAGGATGATTTCTTCCGCGACTCGGCGCGCAAACGTGCGCCTGGCACGCCAGTTCAGCGCGGTGGGTTTCGTGTCTCCGATGACTCGTATTACTGCGATGTGTACGAGGCGGGGACACTGATTCCCGAAGAGGTCATGAAAAACGCGGACAACCCCGCGGAACTCGACCAGGCGGCCACCAATTACGTGATGCAGACTCTTGCGATTCGTCGCGAAGTTGATTTCTGCAGCACGTACATGATCGCTGGCGTTTGGGGAACTTCCATCGTCGGCGTCACATCTGGCGCTTCGGCAGGCACTTCCGTTCTTGGTTGGAACGTTACCAGTTCCACTCCGATCGAGGATGTCATCGCGGCACGCAAGGCTGTACGTCTGGCATCGGGGCGGCGGGCGAATACCATCGTGCTCGGTTACGACGTTCGCGCTGCTCTCGCCACCAACGCCCAGATCGTTGCTCGTCTGGTGAACGGTCAAACTCCCGGACAAATCGCCGATGTCAGTGATGCTGACCTCGCGCGGGTGTTCGGAGTCGACCGAGTGATCACCGCCGATGCGGTTTACAACTCGGCGGCAGAAGGCGCCACTGCGGTGATGGCATTCATCGCCGGAGACTTCGTTTGGGTCGGTTACGTCGATCCGAACCCAGGGTTGCAGTCGTTGACCGCTGGCGTTTCGTTCACATGGAACGGTATGCCGGGCGGCACCGGTGTCGGGACGCGGATGGTTCGCCACACCGATCCCGAAATCTATGCCGACAAGATCGATGGTTTCCGGAACTGGGGCGACAAGGTCGTTTCGGCCGGCGCGGGTTATTTCTTCAGCAACATGGTAGCGTAGGGTTGATGCCTCTCTCCCTTCAAGCACAAGGATTCCGCGTCGCCACATGGCGCGGAATCCTTACGCATTTAGGACGGTTCGAAGAGGGGCAATTGATCCCCGCTGGCAAGTTCACAGACCAGCAACTATTCGGCATGCTCCACGCCGGTCAGATCAAAAAATCTGACGACGAGGTAAAGCCGATTCCGCATCCCGAAGATAATGATCCGGATGATCCAAGCGGGCCGTATCCGGATGATGACGACGACTACGATGATAAAGCTGCCGTCACCATCACCGCATTTGCAGCGCAACCCAAGCGCCGCGGGAGCGGGCGCCGAAAGAATGCCACATGATATCTGCATCGTCGCTGGCGGCCCATCCGCTCGCGGGTTCGACTTCCGCAAGATAGCCTCCTCTAAAATAATCGCTGTCAACGATTCCTTCCTTTCCGTTCCCCGCTCGGACGCCGTAGTTTCCGTTGATCGCGACTGGATCACCGATCGCGCGTGCGAACTCATCCGATATCCGGGCGAGCTATTCACGCTCCATCGTCCGGGTGAAGCGCGACCGTGGACGCGATGCGGTCAGCGCTGCTGGACGTTTCGCACGGAGCCAGGCTTGAGCGAATCATGGGCCGAGGTCTTCAGCGTCGGATGCAGCGGATCCGCGGCGCTCAACGTTGCGTACCTGATGCGGCCAATGTCGATCGGTCTGATCGGCTTCGATTACGACGGCTGCGGCCGGCACTGGTTCGACGACTCAAAAAAACGGCGCACAAACCACGCCGAAACCTGGCAACGGTGGGCCGATGGCTTTGCGTCGATGGTTCCGCAACTTGACGATGCTGGCATCTGCGTCGTCAACTACAATCCCGATTCGAGGATCACCGCATTCGAGCGGCGAAGCCTTGATACAATCGGCTCATGAGCTACACGGATCGCAACCCGGCATTGTCGGACCTCAACATGGTTCGGTTCTTGATCGGCGATACGACGACACCAGAGCTTCTTTCCGATGCCGAGATCAACGGCATACTTTCCACCAATTCAGTGATCGGCACGGCAATCCTTTGCGCGCAACACTTAGCCGGACGCTATTCGCGCCTCGCCGACAAGTCGGTAGGCGACCTCAAGATCTCATGGAGTCAGGTCGCCAAATCGTATCTCACGCTGGTCGGCACGCTCTCGCGGAGTCCGCAAGCAATCGCGGCGTGCGCGCCATGGGCCGGCGGAACGTCGAAGGCTGAGAAGGCGACCGAGCGCGCCGATACTGACCGTGTGCAACCGGTGTTTACGCGCGCGTTCGCAGAACCGGAGGGCGACGACAGTGCCAGTTTCTGATTGGGCCGACATGATGCGTTCGGTCGTCCGGTACAAGCCGGTTTCCGGCCGAGACAATTACGGCAAGCCAACGTTCGGTGATCCGCAGTATTTCAATGCGCGCGTGAACTATCGGGCGATCAGGACGAGCAACCGGACGAGCGGCCAGGAGACAATTGCCGCGGGTGAGGTCTGGTTGCTCGGCGCCATTAACCCGAACGTTGACGACGAGATCACGTTGCCGGATGGCAGCAAGCCAGTTCTCATCAATTGGGACACGTTCAACGACGAAAACTCGACCGGCGGCGCGTTCTCGGAACAAGGCTCGCTCTACGATGATCCGCTTTATGCCGAGGTTCCAGAGGGCGGCGGTAGCCACCACACCAAACTGTATTTCGGCGGAGCGCAAATTGGAGTCAACAAGTGAGCATGGACTTTCAGATAACCGGCGTCGAGCAGGCTCTCGCAAGTCTTGAGAGTGTCGCAAGCCAGATCATCCCGACAGTCAGCCGAAGCCTCTATCAGTCCGGCGAGGCGACGATGACGAAGAGCAAAGAGCAGTTCGTTCCAATTGATACCGGCTCGCTCAAGTCCAGCGGCACGGTGCAGCTTGAGGTCAGCGGGCCCGTCGTCAAGGTTCATCTCGGATTCGGCGGCGTGGCTGGATCGTACGCCGTTTTCGTCCACGAGATCAACAAAAACTACCGCGGCGGGAGACAGTGGAAGTATCTCGAGACGCCCATGAAGGAAGATCTCCCCGACACGCAAAACAAGCTCATTGACGATCTGCGAGGTATCCGGCCATGAGCACAATGGAAACCGTTCGCGCGGCGCTGGTGACGGCCGGTGTGATCGATGAAACAAACTGGGTCGCCTACATTGGATACATTCCCGACGATCAAGACCAGGTGATCGGGCTCGTACCGACGGGCGGGTTTCCTCAAGATACACACGGCGGCGAGAACGGGCATCCAACGTTTCAAGTCACAGTGCGGGCCGGTCGCAACGAGTATGCGACGGCGCGTGCCAAATGGCTCGATATGTACCACGCGCTGCACGACGCCAATCTGAGCGCGTCGAACATCTGGCTCATCCAGGCGTATGCCACCGACCCGATTCAGATGCTCGACGGCAACAACCGACCGAGCTTCGTGACCAACTTTCGCGTGGTTCGGGCGGCTGAGTGAATCGCTATTGGACCGTCCCGCGGCACTGGGCTGGCGAGACGGTGGCGATCCTCGGATGCGGACCTTCCCTATCCCTCGTCGACTTCGACGCGCTACGGGCCAGCGGACAGCGCGTGATCGCCATCAACGACGCGATATTCGAGTTCCCTGACGCCGATATCCTCTACTTCTGCGATCAGAAGTGGTGGGATGGGGAGTTTGGCCGGCGCGAGCGTGTCGAGAAGCTGGGCATTCCGTTCTGGCGTGTGACGCTCGAGAACGAGATCCCGGGCGTCTTTCGACTGCGCAATACCGGCGCGACCGGCTTCGACGAGGACCCGCAATGCCTGCGCCATGGCTCGAACTCTGGCTACCAGGCGATGCACCTTGCGACTCACCTGGGCGCAGCGCGAATCATCCTTCACGGATTCGATATGCGGATCGTGCGCGGGGAATTGCACGCGATGGCGAGGCGGGAGAGACAGGACGCGGTGGGATTCGGGCGAGTGTTGCGCGAGGAAATGTTGCCGAAGTTTCAGACGTTAGTGGAGCCATTGAGGGAGCGTGGCGTCGAGGTCATCAACGCCACGCCGGGCAGTGCGCTTACGTGCTGGTCGGCATCATGACCCATGGCCTACCATTGCACGAAAAGATGTCTCCGGAGGCATCCTGTATCAACAGTGCGCTCGCAATCATTCGCTTGATCAAGTCATCGCTCGGCTTAGGATCCATTTCTTGCATTGTCGCGTGTCGTTCGGTTATCCATCTCGTAGACTCACTGATCGGCTCATCGGCCATCTGCACTTCAATATGATCCCAACGGTCAGTGGAAGCAATGATGCGAGTAGGCCGCGCCATCAAAATGCGAACGTCCCATGTGTATCCCTGCCAAATGACAAACCACACTAGCGTTGGCTTTGTGGGTGGTGATGTATCGCGCGGAATGGCATTGGAAACTATATCCAGACGCTTCCACAGGTCCGACTTCTCGGACTCAAGCTCGGCGATGGTTTTCTTCATCGACTCGACGAGCTTCCGCGACTCGTCGAGATCGGCAGAGTACATCTCCTCTTGCTCGCCGTTCTCAATAATCTGATTATGCATCTCGCGGTTCTGCGCCTCCATCTTCTCGATGTATTCAAGGCATCCTCCGTACGTCGCGGCGCATTCCATACGCCCGTCCGGCGTCTGAAGCTTGCGGATAAATTCAAGTAGTGTCATAGACTCGTTCCTTCCGGGTATTCACACCCCGCATCGTAGTATTCCTTGCCCCAGTTTCCATGGTCGTTGTATTGCATTCGGCAAACCCACTTTCCGCGCTCGTCTTCCGTGGCCGATTCTGGCATCCCGCAATGTTTACAGACGGTGACCGTTTCGCCGGTTGGCTCAATGCACTTGTGCGCGACGCATACCGTATGGCACTGGTCGGCCTCGCCACCGGACTACGCCGCCGCTGCTCTGGGAGTCGATGCAGCCGACGGGAAGTCGATGACACGAGCTTTGAGAGACTCGCTGACAAAGTCCATCGTCTCACCGGCCCGGTCGCCTTTCTTGACGCGTGCCACGCCCGCCTTCGCCTGCTTGCGAAGCTCAAACGTGACGGGAGTGAGAACGTCCAGACCAGGACGCTTCAGCTCCTTCTCGGGGGGGAGAGACCAGGTGTAGATCGCGCCCGTATCCGAATCGTAGAGGTCTACGTATTCGTACGGACCCGGGTCACCACCCATACGGTCAGACCACTTACCGTACCCAAGAACCTTCAACTGAGTTACTGCTTTCATCGAACCCCCTTTAAGCGGGACCGGGGGGGGTTTGAAACCCGACCCCGGTATCTCATTGGACAGAGATACTGCCGTGCATAAGGAAACGTACCGCTTGAGGACGCGTAGTCAATACCTAAAAGTGTCGAACTTTTGCAAGTGGGAAGTGTGATGGAAGGAGAGATTCGAGAGAGGTGTCGGTTGGGTCCAACAGTACGTGAAAAGGACCGGCATTAGAGCCGGTCCCGGTGACGCTCTAACTAACAGAGGCTGGGTCAGTTCCAGGAAGGTATGGAACGCTTCTTACCTGCCTGACGAGGAGCTACGCAGGTCGGACATTCCAAAGAATGAAACACTCCTGAGACGGGAAACACGCGTGCAAATGGTAGCCAAATAGTACGCTTACACTTATCGCATGTGCATGGGACAATCATCGTTAGTACCCCCCGGCGACGTGTCGCGCAACAGAACGTAGGAAGTAGACCACTGGATAGGGCGCTCCGTAGGCATACAAAAGAGCACCAACTGCCGTGGCAACTGCCGAGGCCCCGCGCGAGGTAGCATACTGGGCAGCCGTCCGGACGGCCTGACCAGCTACCCGTATACCAAAGTCACGAACAGAACGTGGTGACAAACCTGCAGCATTAGCAACTTCTTGAACATAGTTGCCAA